CCAGAATGCGAAAGCAGCAGGGGCGTTTTGCTTTGCTATAATATGCTTATGGAAAATGAACCCAACACAGAAAACGTACTATTCGCTGACTTGATAGCTGAACTACGCCTAAACAGCCCTACAGCTGCCAAGCACACTATTTTGAATTACATTGATGAAATCTATTACAATGTTAATTATTGGAGTATTTTTGCATATCGTGATGCCCAATTGCCTGGTCAAGAGAATGTGCAAAGCTGGACGGTTGGTATATCCGGTGGCGATCCAAACGGCGTATCACGCCCAATGAATACTGCCTATATGAAAAATTACGTGGTAGCAAATGATGATGTGCAAATATCAGTAACGGAGTTAAACTAATGGACGTTAGCCGAAGCCGCAACCCACCCAGTGAGCAATTTGTTGGCGATGTACAGCAGCTTCTTAAAGACATTGAAGATTTTAAGGGCTTTGCGCGGTCCGGCTCTGACAGCATCCGTATGTACCGTGTATTTAGTGGCAATGTGAGCGATAAGACAATGACCGGCGTAACATTCCGCAATACCCGTTTTAGGCTGACGTTCACGCCTGATGATGGCGCTGAGCGTGGTTTAGTCTATAAGATGGAGTACACTTATTCAGAAGCTAGCGGTCCAGGCATTAGCTCTGTGCAAATTGATGCTGAGCGTGAAAAGGTCACAACATCCGATGGTAAGCAGACTTGGTTATTCAGCGTAAGTGGCTCTGATTTCTTCCCTAACCCACTGGTAAATATAAAATTCTACTTCTGGGCAAGTGGCACTGGCACATTTAGTACAACAAATCTATAAAATCTGATATTATAGCATAAGGAGAAACACAGTATGGCATTAGGAACATCAAACAGAGACGGCGGTAGAACAAGCGAAAGCGGTCACTTACGTGCGTTGGCTAAAATGGTCAACGGTGATGTGCTAACCGGCTTGAACGTATCACAGCGTGGCGCTGGCGCAAATATGAGCGTTGACGTTGCAATTGGCGATGCCTTAGTACGCCGGTCCGATGGAACTTATGCCCACCCAGTGTTTAACGATGCAGTCTATAACCAAGTTATTAGCGCTGCTGACGTATCTAACCCACGCCGTGATCTTATCGTTTTATATGTTGACTACGGGCAAACACCAAGCACTGGTGTAAGCAACAACACAAACGGCGTAGTAAAAATCAAGGTAGTTGCCGGCACACCAGCTGGTAGCCCTGCTGATCCATCAGGCGCAGCAGTCCAGGCATCTGTTGGTGCAGGTAACCCATATACCATTCTTGGTAGGGTACGTGTTGCAGCTGGTGCATCAAGCATCACCAACTCAGTGATTGACGATTTACGCACAATGACCACGGTACTTGCAAACTCTGTTAATTCAGCTGCTATACAAGATGGCACTGTTGCCTATGCTGACTTGCTTGCCACCATATTCAGTAGCCAAATTCAAAGCTACACAAATACCGGCTCTGGTGGTGGTACTTGTTATTACATCAACCTGGGCGGTCTAAAAATTGCCTTTGGTACTACCGGCACGTTCAGCACTGCTGCCGGCGTTAACTATTTTGCATCACTACCTGTTGGCTTCTTTTCAGCAGTTTATGGTGGCTCAATCTTTAACCCATCATCATCAGCTGTTATTTCGCAAGTTGGCTCAAACCTTACTACTAGCGCGATCCAACAATACATTCAAACAGTCAGTAGCAACGTAAAGATTTCATTCATCGTCATTGGAATTTAATAAGGAGGTCCATACGTGGATGCCGGACTTCCCAGAGAAATAAAGCTCAACGGTACTGAATGGGCGGCTGCCCGTAAGCGTGCCATAGCTACACTCGATCCTATTTGTGCGATTTGCCACAAGTACATTGATATTGAGTTGCCTATGAAAGATCCCGTGACCGGCGTTTGGAATAGTCTAGCAGTAGAAGTGGATCACATCACGCCACGTGCCAGGGGTGGCGCACTGTATGAAATCAGTAATCTACAATTGTCACACAACATCTGTAACCGCAGAAAAGGCGCTAGGATGGATGAAGACTACGCTGAGCAGCAGGTTACCAATCAAGTACCCTGGTCACGACAATGGTAAAAGCTTGTGGTATAATTGCACCATATAGGAGTTCGCACAATGCCAAACGAAAATAACGTACCAGAGATTAGCCCAGCGGCAATAAAAGCTTACATCCCTGAGCCGGAGGTTGATACTGATGGCACGGACTAAGCAAGAGGTACGAGACTTTTTAAACAGCCAGGTGGGGCTAAAAGTCAATGCGAAGTGTGGCATTTATAACGGTCAATGCGTATCGTTAATCAAAGCGCTACTTGAATTTCTTGGTGCGCCCGATCCATACGCTGGGCGTGGCCACGCTAAAGACGTTGGTGACACACTGCTAAGGCAAGGACTGGCACAAAATGGCGGTGGATGGCTTAACGTAGCTGTGAACCGTGATATGGGGCTTATTGATGGCGTTAGGTACGGTCACATTTGGCTTGACCTATCCGGCGAAGCTAATTTTGAGCAGAATGGCGCACGTGCGCTATGCACTACCAAAAACACACGCCCACTTAGTCAGGCACAGCAAATTGTTAATTTAGATAAGTACATAAAGGGGGATGATATGCAGGTAGGCAAAGAAGTTGGATATGATGCACTGAACAGGTTGCACCATCAAATTGTAGGTAACTGGGATATGTCAAAAGCTTACTGGGATAGCATCCAGGGCAAAAACGTATCACAGCTGTTGCTAGAGTGGTCTAACCACAGCAATTCAAATACGGCGCTCAAGCAGCAAGAAGTTGGCGAAAATGCAGTACGTGACCGCTGGGATCAGCAGATTTACGCACTACAAGACCAGCTGAAAGCTATGGGTAGCCGTCCAACCGCAGAAGAGCTTAAAGCCGCAAGAGACTTGGCAGACAGCCTAGCCGCTAAGCTTGAAGCCGCTGTAAAAGAGCGTGACGAACTGAAAGCAGAAGATGCAGCTGCTGATGAAGCCGGCAACGCATTTACACGTTGGATAGGTGAACAAATTAGTAAACTTTTAGGTAAGAAATAGGAGTAAGGTTATGGATAATAAAGCCCTCATTGAAACATTTAAAACTATTGGTCGTGGTATATGGTTTGCGCTGCTTGGTGTAATCGTCCTGGTCCTAACGGTGATTGCCGGTAGCCCAGAGATTGCGGCAGCAACAGTAACCGTGCCGGTCCTAAACATCACCCTATCAGTGGGTGCGCTCATTGTGGCTGGTGTTGCATCGCTGGCTAAGATTATTGACCGCTATATTCACAAGTCTGATAACAACCGGCTTAGTGGTATTGCGCCAACATTCTTACAAAAATAGCACCTGAAACCAAAAAGACCACCCTCGCAACGGTGGTCTTTTTTATTGGTCAGTGTTTGTTTTATTGAACTGAATACATTTATTGTACAGGCGTTGGCTTTACTTTGTCTAGTGACTGGCTGCCTTTCATTTCATTGCAGTAACCGCACGCCGGCTTTAAATTATCCTGGCTGAATTTCTTTGTGCCGTCACGGGTACGGGCAACCACGTGATCTACTGTAAGCATTCCAACACCATAGCCGCATTTGTCGCGGTCCAGTGTGAGCTTTGGCGTACACCACGGGTGTATTCGCAGATAGCAGTACCAGTAGCCATTTTCATCAGGTGGGTTTTTTCTGATCCACGTGGCACGGGTGATGAACCATTGCTTAGTTGTTTTGCCTATCTTATTTATGGGCTTGGTAGAGCGTTTTATTTCAGTGCGCTTGAGCTGTTTAAGCTTTCGTTTTGGGTTTTGGTAGCACGCATAACTGAAATGCCCCATCAGCCCACAATGCTTGCAGGGCTTCTTTGGCGTTCGGTCCATAAGTGTTAATACCTCCAATCTGTATACAATAATTGTACACTACTCGCTTATGTTATAATTACACCATAAACCAACCCATATACGTGGACTACACGGAAAAAAAGGAGAAGATGGAATGGCAAAAAAAGAGGTCTATGTTGAAATCAAAGTTATGAAGCTCAGTGAGCTGGTACATAACGAACGCAACCCACGCTACATTAAAAGTAAAAAGCATCAAGAGCTGATGAAGTCTTTAAAAGAATTCCCAGAAATGAAGCTGTTGCGTGAAATCATAGTTGATGAAAACAACCTAATTCTTGCAGGTGACAAGCGTGTATATGCGCTTGAAGAGCTTGATTACGCAGAGGTCACCGTTAAGCAGGTGTTCAACCTTACCGAAGACCAAAAGGATGAATTTATTGTAAAAGATAACATCCATAATGGTGAGTGGGATAGTGATATTATTGCCAACCAATTTGATGCCGGTAAGCTGGCTGATTGGGGCGTACCATCATTCAAGCTAGGCGGTGATGCCGTGCCTGCTGAAAAGCAGTACAAAAACCACGAAGTAACTTGCCCAGAGTGTGGGCATCATTTTGAATTATCTGAGTCAGAAGAATAACCCAGGCTTTTTGCTATGCCCAAGAAAAGTAGTAAGCCTGCCGGTGATGCTGGGGATGTAACCCCAGAAAAAATTGCTAAGACAAGCGGCAAGGCTGTTAAGGCAACCCCAAAAACCACCAAGCCTACTACTGTTAAGAAACCTGCTAAGACCAAGAAGCCGGCAGCTAAGGCAAGCAAAAAAAAGGCGAGTAAAAAACTTGTTCAACCGGTAATAACAGAGCAAATGTTTTTCAATTACTTTATGAAATTATCGTATACAAAATTTATTCGGTTGAGCAAAGACTGGAATGAAGAGAACTTAAAAATAACCATTCCAAAGATAGATGATTACGATGCGGCACTAAACTATTTCAAGACCCTACCGCCAAACAAAATTAAGATGTTGGCAGAGACTGGGCTTGATTTAATTTCTACGGAGTCATACGCAGCACTGAGCCGTTGGCACGACATTATCAGTAACCCTGGGCGCATTGATAAGATCCACAAGGCTGGGCTTAGCAGTGGCAAGAGCAACAAAACGATTATTGAACTGGCTGCCAAAAATGACCGGTACGGCGTGCTTAAAGCTATTCGCAATGAGTTGGCTGAGAAATTACAAAAGGGTGCTGGCAACCGTGACACGGCAGACCTCAGTAAGCAGATGATGGAAGTTATGACCCAAATTGCAGATTATGAGCGCCGGTTAGCGCCTGATAAAAAAACAGTGCTTGGTGACCTGCTGAGCAACCGCCCAGAGCCAGGCATTGCAGCAAAGCGCCCTGGTCGCAATGGCGGTGGATCGCGGCAGGGCAGCTTCAAAGCACGGGTAACAATTAAAGATGTAGAGGGCGGTAAGTAATATGGCACGAAGATACGGCAACCAAAAACCACGCCTAGACCAATTTGAAGATGGTGATATTTGGCTGGCTGATAAAACATTGCAGCTGTTGGATCACTACGGCATTAGCCTGTTGCCGTGGCAAAAAGCAATTGTATACCGCTGGATGGCACTTACCTGGGATGAAGAGGGCGGCACGGACGGGCAGGGCGCTTGGAAGTGGACTAACCCTAAAGCCGGTCTGCTTGTGCCACGCCAAAATGGTAAAACAGAAATCATTATTGCCCGTGTTATTGGCGGTATGATTTTTATGGATGAAGCGCTTATTTATACGGCGCACTCTGATAAAACCGTTGATGAAGTCAAACGCCGTGTGCAGAATTTCTTTTACCAGGCAGAGGAAGAGATTAGAGACTTGCTTACCCAGGAGTTTGACAAAGAGCCTAAGAGCCTTGATTACATTGAGTTGCGTACCAAAGGGCGCTGTGTATTCCGAACCCGAACCCGTACCGGTGGACTTGGTACAACCAACGATACGCTGATATTAGACGAAGCCCAAGAAGAGACTGATGCCCAGCAAGAAGCATTGCTGCCAACCATTTCAGCCGGTAAGAGCCAAAACCAGCAGATATTACGTGCCGGTACGCCGCCAAGCGGTGGTGGCTCAGGTACGGTGTTCATTCGTATTAGGCAGAATGTTGTTGATGGCAAAGACCACGAAACCTGCTGGCAAGAGTGGTCAACTGAGTTGCTTGTGAGCGATCCGTTGAATGATGAAGATGCCTGGTATGATTGCAACCCGTCACTAGGCTATCACCTGATGGTAAACGCGGTCCGAAACGAAGCCAAAGATATGGCGGTGGATAGCTTTAATAAAATGCGCCTGGGCTGGATCGCCGGCAAAGAAAGCCAACGGGCAATCAGTGATGAATTATGGTCACAGCAGAAAGTTGATAAGGTTGTTTACGAAGAGCCGCCACGCCTTGTGTACGTGGTGAAGTTTGCGCCTGATGGTAGCGCTATGAGCTTGGGCGCTGGTGTGTATATGCCTAGCGAAGATTTAGAGATTGATAAGGTACACGTTGAGCTGATTGAGCGCAAGCCAATGAGCGCCGGCACTGGATGGATCACTAACTGGCTGATGGCAAAAGCGCCCGGTCAAGAGCGCCGGCGTTGGCGTATGGCTGCCAAAATCATTATTGATGGGCAGGCTGGTACTACATTGCTTGTAGAAGAGCTTGTACGCACCGAAAAGCGAATAAGCAAGCGAATACTCACACCGAACGTAAAAGAAGCCACAGCAGCCTACAGTGCGTTCCAGGCAGCCATTGAGCAGCATACTGTGACCCACTACGATCAGCCGGCATTGAATGGAAGCATAAAGACCGCAAAGAAGCGTGCAATTGGGCGTGACGGTGCTTATGGCTATGCCACGATGAACCCTGATATACAAATTGACCCAACCGAATGTGCAGCGTTTTGTGTATATGGCGCGGTCCGGTTTGCTAAAACATTCAAAACCACTGGTGGTAGTAGGCAAAAGGTTAGTGTATAATCGCCATCAGGTTATAGCGAAGTAAGACACGCTGTAACTCAGAACTCCAATTCGGCAATAAAAGCGCCCCAGAATGCGAAAGCAGCAGGGGCGTTTTGCTTTGCTATAATATGCTTATGGAAAATGAACCCAACACAGAAAACGTAGTATACATTGACGAATACCCAGAGCTGGCAAAGCGTGTGTGGCTACGCAGGCTGGCGCAACAGCGGCTTGTTGGCACTAAGGCGGTATGTGAAGTGTTTGTGCTGCCCAACCCCCCTGACGGCGCTGCCTAGCTATTGACAAAATAGGGCTGATGTGCTAATATGTAGTTATGATTAAATCAATCACAAACAAATACTACGAATACAACCCAAACGAATTTCTACCAATTTTTTATGAGGGCGTGCTTGCCAATCGTAAAGACTTCCATTTATACAAAGCCAAAAAAGCTGCTAAGGCTCTTGGTACTGCACTTGCGCCAATGGGCAACCGCATTGATAGCTTCTTTGTAAATCATTAAGATTTGCTATGCACTACACTACACACCTGCCCCTTTAACAGAGGTCAGGTGCTTTTTCTATAACACTATATAGAATGTTCAATAGAACAAATTTATACACTATATAGAAGCACCAGGTAATAAAGCTTACTTTTGCACCAGTTACCCACAGAAAACAGGCATTTATGCACAACCGGCTTGGCAAGCATTGATGGTTGGTGGTATATTGAAGCACAGACAAATGAATTGGAGGGTACTTATGTCTTACAAAGTGAGTGACCAGCGCATTCAAACAATGCTGGAAAAAATAGGGGATGCAGCGCAACTTGTAGATAACAAGGCATTTTTGCCATTCTTTCGCAGCGCTCAAATCGTTTTAGAAAAAGATGGTAAGGCTGATGAATGGGGTAAAATGATTGCTCTAGCGCTCACTAAAGAGCAACCCAGCCGTTATTTCGCCAAGCTTTGTAAGATGGTAAAGGATCGAACGTACAAATTTGTTGAAGCCGTTAAAGAGGTGGTGACCGGTGCTACCCTATGGCTAGACGATAAGCTTATTAAGTTTGGCTTTGGCAAGTATCACAAATTTTGGCGGCGCAAGGCGCAGGAATTCATCAACGTAAATAGCCAGGCAGACTTTATTGAGCTGCTTGAATTTGCCGAACGTAAGGGCATTAGCCAAAAATATATGGCTACCGCATTGAAAAATTGCAAACCGCCGCAGCAATACTACAAAGAAAATGTGCTTGGGGGCGCTCAATGAAATCACCACGACACTATATAGCCATCATCCGGCGTAGGGGCGGCATCATTAACGCGGTCCGGTTGCAGTTTGTCTTTTGGCAAATTGGGCGTGACAAGTATGTGCGTATGGCACGAAAGCAAAAACGATAATGAAAGTGTTTAGTACGTTCACCGGCATTGGCGGTTTTGAAATTGGGATCAGGCACGCAGCTGATCGAGCCGGCGCAGAGGTTGAAATTGTTGGCTATAGTGAAATAGATAAAAACGCAATATCAGTGTTTGAGCGACACTACAAGGGGGTTACGAACTATGGGGATATTACTAAAATTGATGCGGAAGCGCTACCAGACTTTGATTGCTTGGTGGGCGGCTTCCCGTGTCAGGCGTTCAGCATACTTGGGCAGCGCAAAGGCTTTGAAGATACCCGTGGCACACTCTTCTTTGACCTTGCCAGAATTTTGCAAGCAAAACGACCTGGACTATTCGTATTTGAAAATGTCAAAGGGCTTGTTGTTCACGATGGCGGCAGAACTTTCAGAACCATCATCAGTACGATTAGCGACTTGGGGTATGATTGCCAATGGCAGGTTATTAACAGCACAAATCACTCAGTACCGCACAACAGAGACAGGGTTATTATTGTCGGACATCTTAGAGGATCACGTAGACCCCAAGTACTACCTTTCAGACGAACAGCAAAGAAAAATAACATCCAATATCATAGTGCCAAAACGTACCCCAGCGAACCGCAGGTAAGAATACCAGAAGCCACCGTTGCAGGTTTTGCAATGGCTAAGCCAGGTCAGGCAGTAAATCTATCAATGCCAAATAGCCGGTCCAGGCGTGGCAGAGTCAGCGATGTATCACCAACGCTAGATACTGGAATGTGGATATACACGGTAGATGCTGATGGGCGATTGCGCCGGCTGACACCAACCGAATGTGAGCGCCTGCAAGCATTCCCTGATGGCTGGACTAAGACCGGCATACTAGGCGAAGAGTTTACTGACCGGCAGCGTTACAAGATGCTGGGCAATGCGGTCACCACAAATGTTATACAATCAGTTTTTAGTAAGATATTTAATCAATAAGGAGTCACAGAAATGTCACCAACAGTACCAACACTAAGCAAGCGAACAACAAATATACTCATAGGCGTGGCAGCTGCCATTGTGCTATTCGTGATTATCTTAATCACATTCAGCGCCGCCAATAATACCGCGGTCCGGCAAGAAGAGACTATTAACGCCAGTCAAAGCAATATCAGCAAAGAAGAGCAGCGCCGTGTAGACCTGTTCAATAACCTGGTTGATGCGGTCCAGTCTGCCACCACATTTGAGCAAGCCACCCAGACTAAGATTGCCGAAGCGCGATCACAAGGCAACAGTGGCAATGTTGACCAGGCAATGCTTACCATCCAGGCAGTTGCAGAAGCCTACCCACAAATCAAAAGTATTGACCTCTATAAGCAATCAATGTTGGAATTCAGCATTACTGAAAACCGCTTAGCATCCTACCGTGAGCAATATAACAGTGATGTCAAAGAGTACCGTACAACCGTGCGCTCATTCCCACGTTCAATGATTTTGGGCATTATGGGCTATGACGTAAAAGACTATAAATTGCTTGACTTCAATGTAGATAACAGCGAAGCACGGGATCTGTTTAACTAAGATGAATGATTATAAGCGTGTCTTGCTTGTAGTCCTGGGTGCAATACTGCTACTGCCAGTTGGCTTTGCAGCAAAAGGCGCTATTGATGCCGGTGGCGAAAAAAACGCCCGTATGTACAACACGGCAATACAGGCTACTGAGCAAGACCGCTTTAATTACGCAATAGATAGTCACCAGGGAAAGTTGATTGGTAGTGGTGAATTCAAGCCCACCCAGCTGGTCAAATTCCCTGAAATGAATAAGGCATACGCAGCGGTTGATAAAACCAAAGAAGAGTACACTATGCACACCCGTGAGGTATGCACTGACACTTACGATGCTGAGGGCAACGTGACCGGCGAAAGCTGCCACACTGAAACGTATTACACCTGGGATGATGCCGGCACTGAAAGCCAAGAGACACCCACGTATAAGCTGCACAATCGTGACTATCCGGCTTCCCTATTCAATACCGGCGTATTTTCACAGCGTAGTGATTGCAATGAGTTTATGGGCGCAGGCAGTGATGGTGGATGGTTTGGCGATGCCAACGGCTGTACCGGCGGTTATTACTACACTGATGGTGATACACGCTATGAGTACCATACGATAGCCGCAGAGGGCTTTAGCGCCGCATTCATAGCTGATGTCAGCAATGGCAAGTTAGACCCACTGGGCGGCTCATTCATAAGCCTAGAGCGCAAGAGCGTTGAGCAGATGGTTAAAGATGCAAACAACTATCACGTGCCTGGTATAATTTTCATAGTATTTTGGTGGATCGTAATACTTGGCGCAATGGGCGCAGTAGCATATCAATGGTCATTAAGTGATGGGAGGTGGGAATAATGACACTCAATGAAGAGATTGTATTAACGTGCGCCTTTCGCTATGCCCTGGGGCGTATGACGTATGTTGTGGATAGCGTGGCAAGTGAAATTGAGCGCAATGTAGGCATACTGCCAGGCAAAGATTTGCACCTGTATATAAAAGAAATTGACGAAGCCGAAAAACAAAATGCGCTGGGTATGCAGATGGATGCTGACCGGTGGGATGTGACAAGGCTGACTTGCTATAACGAATTACAAAGGCGTAAAAAATGAAGCGTGAACATTTGAAGATATTATTTTTAGATATAGATGGCGTGTGCAATAACCGGCGCACCCGTGAGCGCCAGGGCGCTACAAAGTTCATTGGCATCAAGCCTGAGCTTGCAGATCGCGTGCGCCGCATTGTGGCTGAAACAGGCTGTAAAGTAGTGCTGAGCAGCAGCTGGCGGCTATTCCCTGACAGCAAGGCGTGGGCAGAGCAAAACGTATGTGAATTCTTTGATGTGACTGTAGACCTCAATAGGGGCGCAATCTGGGGTATGGTATACCGTGGCTTTGAAATTATGGAATGGCTTAACCGGCATCCTGGCGCAAAGCGCTATGCCATCCTAGATGATAGTGATGATTTTCTGTGGGGGCAGCATTTATTTCGTACCACGTGGGAAGATGGGCTTACTGACGAAATCGCAGATGCAGTGATTGCTCACTTAAATGCTTGACATAAAACCATAAGCCGTTTACAGTGCTGAATGTAAGCCTGTCTTATAAATAAAAACTATGATCTTGGAGGGTCAATATGAGAGTCTTAATCGCAAAAATAATGGTAAAACTGTTTGCACCAAAAGCAAATCAGCTTGGCGGCTTTGATGCTGCTGGCAAAGTACAGTTCTAACATTTCAAGCATTAACAGATGAGCGCCCTGACCGGCGCTTTTTTGTTACCATAAAAGGCTTGACGAACGGTAAACCGTTTTGTATTATAGAGGTACAACAAACGAATTGGAGGGAAGTTGTGGGAATAAGAGACAAGTTATTTGGTAAGCAGCGTGAGCCGCAAGCCGTGGAGATACCAGCGATTTTACAGCCGGAAGACCCAGTAAACTACAACAGCGTTTTAGACTGGCTACTTGGTCTAAGCGATAAGGACTACAAAACAATGCTTGAAGTAGTCCAGGTGTACCGTGAAGCCGGTAAAACGACTGCTAAGCTGCTCAAAATTAAAGACCAGCCAAGCACAGTATTACTGCCAACAGCACCATCAGAAGAGCAAATTGATGCTGAGCTTGATGGCTTGCTTGAAACACACCCAGATGATTTAAAGGCTGCCTTTGAGTCCGAAGAGACACCAGAAAAGCCCAAAGCAAAAGTAAAGCCTATTAAGGTCACGGAAAAATAATATGATTGCCCGTATAAAAAATGTGTTCAAGCAATGGCGCTCTAATCGTCAGCATTTGCGAGAGCTGACGATTAAGCTAGAAGCATTGACTGACCCGACATTTTTAGATAGGGCAATGTTTGGTGAAAAGCATATGACAGTAAACCAAATGTTTGAATACGCATTTAGGAATGGCAAACTATGAAAGCCTACCGTGATATGTTTGGGCGCAAGCTCAATAAGTTTGATGTCACCCAGGCTGTAATTCATACAGTCCGTGGCAAAAACCCATACCCTGCCACATTGAGCAGGGCAATGGCCATAGGCTTCTTTAAAGCAAAGCGCCTAGCGCAACTACTGGCTGATGCACACGTTACCAGTCCAATGGATGCGCCGAACCGTAAAGTATATTTAGGCGAAGATGCCGCATTAAATGCAGCGTTTAGACAATTAAAAAAAGGGAGTAAGTAAATGTCAGAATTCACACTAGAAAAAGCAAACGAAGCCTGGGCTGGTCCAGTAGAAGCCTATTTGCGCGATCCAACACCAGAAGACCTTGCGGCAATCACACCGGAATTATCCGATGAAGAGCGTGCAGCAATGTCAGTTGGTGACCTGCAAGATATGCAAATGAAGATTTGGAAAAGTAACCAGGTCCGCAATATGGTTGGCTTGCTACGCAAAGAAGCCGCATTTGCACGCCGTAATGAACATCACGTATTAAATGGCATATTTGGCAAGGAATTCTTTAACACGCTTACTGATGCCCAAAAAGATGGACTCAAAGCACGTTTTGCTGAACTTAACGAAGCAGTAAAGGCAGAATTCTAATATGAGCTGGATGATGTTTTGGCAAATCATTGGCATCATCTTTTTTGCCGGTCTAATGGCTGTGGCAGTCCATAACATTAAACAGGGTAAAAAGTAATGACCGGCTATCACGAAATCAGAGGTGGGCGCTATAAGTGTGATTTCTGTGACCACACCAGCTATAAGACTTATGCCGGTATAAGCGCCCATTTGCAGGCGCACCACGCCAAAGAGCTTAATGAAGTGTTGGCAAGTGAGCTGGCAAAAACTATGAGTGAATTGCACAAAGAGCGTATCAAGCCGCCAAAGGTAGTTGAAAAAGTTGTTACCAAAGAGCGTGTTGTATACAAAGATAAGCCTGAGCCTAAATACTGGTACGTTCGTAATTACGGGATGGAGGGCATATTTTGCACCACCTGTAAGCAAGTGCAGACCGGCGTAGGCATCCCAGTTGGTCAAACCATTGAGAATACACCGCACTCTTGTGGCAACCGCACATTGATGCCTGTTGTGGAGGTACGATAATGCGTATATTCACTAAAAAGGGTTTAGAGCGCCACATACAAGAGCAATTAAAGCTTAAATCTTTTTCGCAGATGGAAGCCATATCAAGAAATGCTGCCGCCCACGCGATCCATTATTATGTTTGCGTGCGTACCATTGATGAATGGCACAGGCTACTTGATGAAGCTGCAAAAAGCGGTAATAAATATATGTCACTAGCTGAGCTAATAGTGAAGTCAGGATTTAAAAAATAATGGATGGTAAAAGCCAAGCCTGGCGTGATGCAGCAGATAAGCTGCTTGAAGCCCTGGCAAAAGAAAATAAGTACATCGTGGCTGATATGGTCCAAATCTTTTTGGAGTCTGCCGGCTACGGGTTAGATGATTACTCACCACTAGGTGGTGTATTCAAACGTGCTGCACGCCACGGCATCATTAAGCGCATTGATCGCCCAACCAAGCAAGCGCTATGGGTCAGTATGATTTATGTAACACGCCCAGTAGAGCGGGAAGCGGAAGCGTGCAATGAGTAAGCTTAAAATTGAAGACTTTGTTGAACGGCAATTTGGCATCAAGCTAATGCCGGCACAGCTTGAAATAATCGCTATGATTGCTGCCAACCCAGAAGAGAAGTTTGTATTGCAGCGCCCCACGCCAAAGCAGGCTGGCAAAACGACTGCCTATAAAGCAGCTGTAGCATATTTACAGGATGGCTTGAAGCCATTGCAGACCGGCAGCGTAAGGCAACGTGCATTGCAGTGGGCGCTTAGCGGTGACACTGGCATATCATCTGAAACGATGTGTGCATATTTTACTGGTGTTGAAAAAGGCGGTCCATTTGGCAGCCAAGCACCAAGTGATGGTGCAGATCGCGGCAGGTGTATTAGATTGCTCAAGCTCATACCGGAGTGGGTAGAGCGCTTGGATGAACTGAAAGCGCTAGATGTTGGCACAATCAGCATAAACGGCGCTGAGCCTATCCCACGCAGCCAAGATAGCCATTCGTGGACGTATCAAGTACCGCTGATTATTAAAGAGGGAGGTTTTTAGTATGAATATCTGTAATGTGTGCGGTAAGCCGGTCACACGCGATCAATCATCAGTAGAGCATATAACCCCACTGAGCAGGGGCGGCAAAAACATTGAAACAAATATGCGTATTGTGCATATTCAGTGTCACCGTATGAGCCTGCCACTATGGAAGCGTATATTGCGCCGCATTGGTTATTACCGCTGGAAGCTCACTATGTGGTGGGTTCGATTGAATGTCCTACCGTGCTACAAAGAAAGCCTGGGCTACCGTTGCCAACACCGTGTATATAATGATGGCTTTAAAGAATGTGGCAGTCCATCTGACCACCAGGGGCTTTAATATGGCTAAGCAAATCAAACGTGGCACTTACCAGGTCACATTCAAAGATGGCGTGCAGATCATCGTAGGCAACAACTACAAGTCTTGGCTCACTCACGCCGCAGAATATGCAAGCTGGGCTTATGGGCGCTGGGGCAAAGGCACTATGAGCCGTGAGCAAATCGCAGAACACGTTGAACGGGTAGAGTATGCTGACATTGAATTTGTTGATGATGGTGGGCTTAAATACGCCACGCCAAAGGCATACCAAGAAGCCATTGATGATGAGACTAAAAAAGACGGCAAGTACCGCACGCCATATGCGCTGCTTAAAGATGAATTTGTTAGCTCAACCCCAGATAGATTAAGGCTAAAAAAAGAATTGGAGAATTTATAATGCCCGAAGTCAAACCACCAGAAGTAGACCCAGTAACAACATCACCAAGCGTGCCACGGCTCAAAAATATGGTTGAGCAAGTACTAAGGGATAACCCAAAGTACAATGGCGCAGAAGCCCGAAACAGTGACGTTGCTTTAATGATCCTCATTTGGCAACGCTGGTACGGCGTGAGCGATAAACCAGATGGCATTGTACACGTGCGCCGGCTGTTTGATTTGCCCCGTGAAGACAATGTAAAACGTGTCAGGGCTAAGATACAAAACGAAGAGCATAAATACCTGCCTACCAACCCAGATGTGCTTATTAAGCGTGGAATTCTTGAAGAGTACTGGCAAGATGCGCTGGGCTACAATCTGACCAAAGACGAATGGCGGCAACACCACATCAACGAAGCTGAATTAAAGCAGGGTGAGCAAAGGAGTTTAATTTAATGGTCCGTATTGCTGGAATAGATAGGGATGTGTCACCACTTGAGCTTATGTGGCATCAATCAGACCCAACCGATAAATTGAACCTAGCGCTTAATTTCATTATTGAAGTATCTGCCGCAACCGTTGATGGCAAAATGGCTGTTGAAATGCAAGATGATAGCAAGTACATAATTCAAGTTACGAAAGAAGAAAAGAAGCAATGAACAAGCAAGCAAACTACAACCGAATTCAAAAAGGTCATAGTGTAATACTCTGGGCGCTGTTTGGCGGCTTGGTATTATGGCTGCCGGCGATTTACTACACTATCAGCCCTAATCACTACTGGCACGCATAATGGCAAAGTCACCTAAAATCATAGTCCAAAAAGCAACCGCATTTCAGCTGAACCCAAAGCACAGCTATATTATCAATCTACCTGGCGAACCCACGTTTGATGAAACGGAAGCACTACAAGCTTGGCTTAAAGATCAGGGAATAGAAAAGGTACTCATTGTGTGTGGCACACCAATTGAAATATCAGAAGTACCAGAATTGCCAGGAGTTGAAAAAAAGCAATGAAACGCCTAGAAGATTTAATACACCGGCTACGCAATTGGCACTATAAGCGCCAGGGCTTCACGTGGCATCACGATAAACGAATGTGGACTAAGAGCCGGTCCGAATGCTGCAATGCAACCGTGCATCAAAAAACGCTGTTCAAAAGCAAGCCACTTACTAAGCCATTCAGCCAATATAACGATAAACAAAAGCCTTTAATTCAATATCGTTGGTTTTGTGATGATTGCAAACTGCTTTGCAAGGTACTTACAGTGGTAAAAGTGTAAAATAGCTTATGTCGTAAAATATGAAAGAGGGAATTATGAAAGCATTTGTTTGGCAAACAGCATTTGGATCAAAAGAGCGTGTTGATTGGTTGGTTGCAAATTACCAAAAACCAATCACAGAAGATCAGTACGTGCAGCACATTAAAGAGCTGCCCCACGATCACCCAAAGGCTGCCAATTGTCGCAACCCAGCACGCAACCGGCGTGAGTACAAATACCTTAAAGAGCATTTTGGCTTTTTCACACCACAAGCCTTAGCTGAATAGTAATAGGGGTGTCAGCCAAAGTGGTTATGAGCATCAGCCCCGAAACTATACGTGAGGTGTAGTTTAAACCCGAAAGCGCTTTATGAGGGCGCTTTTTGGTTTTGTGATATAATTTAGATATGAAAAAAGAACTACTTAGCGAATTAAACGGTTACCTGGAAGCGGTCAAAACTCACAATGAAGAGTATGGCGTGCGCCCTGATACAACTGCCGCAGTAAGTCTTGAGGGCTTTGCGCTCTATCTTGATAAGGGTAAAGTTCACGAAAGTGACAAACGCACACTAGGCAAGCTTGTAAAAGAGCAAGAAAAAATTGATGCTGAGAATGAGGAAGCTGTAGCCAATCAGCCACAGCCACCTACTCTTGAGCCAAGCAACTAAATAAAGTGTGTTTTGCCGGTCCAGTCAACTAAGCCCGTAGCAAGCCTATGGGCTACTCTAGCATCGTCATTGACTGCTTTGCCGTGATTTGCAAGTAAGCTGCCCATATCATCGTTATGATCCACTAAGCTGGGCTGGCAATAGTAAACAGGCAGATTATTAAGGTTATAAAACTCACCTATTTTATTGTCATACTGCAATTCAATATCTTCAACGAATTCAAGCATTGGCTCTATCTGTGATGTTGGTATTACGATGCCTACGCCCCAGTACAGCTGATTTAACTGCAACCATTCACCATCAGCGGCTTTATCAACGGCTTCTTTGACACGGCGTGCCAGTGGTCTTGCAGTT